ACATGGAACGTATCCTCATCAACAGTCAAGTTTGATGATACATACACATTACCTACAACATGAAGGTTCGCATCCGGTGATTTCGTTTCAATTCCTACGGCGTGTGCAGTCGAATCGACATGGAACGTATCCTCATCAACGGTCAAGTTTGAGGATACATACACATTACCTACAACATGAAGGTTAGCGTCTGGTTCCTTTGTTTCAATTCCAACAGAGTGTGTCGTCGCATCGACGTGGAACGTATCTTCATCCACGGTCAAGTTCGAAGACACATATACGTTCCCTTCGACGTGAAGTTCCGCATCGGGATCCGTTTCTTTGATTCCCACCTTGTTCCCAATTGAAAGAATATCGGTCGTGTGTGTATTCCCGGTGACATACAGAACATTAGAACCAAATTCATCTACAAACAGATTAGAGCCAACATCGAGAGAATGTGTTGGTGTCGCAGTCAAGATACCCACGTTGGATTCTGTGAGCACTCGACCATATACACGGACATCGAGAGACTCGGCTGTTTTAGGAATGATCGTGGAACCGTATGAGCTGCTATCCGTATATGTTAAAACCAGTTCGTCCGGTCCTTCCCGGAACCCAACAGCTACATTAGCATTCGGGCGGTGTAGTATAAGTCCAAGATCCGAAGAGACATTCTCTTTTCCGAGTTCGATGATGGGATCTTTCACGATCGTGTTCACTGTGGCGACTGTCGTGATCGCACCGTTCACAGTCATGTTCCCATCCACCACTAAGTTATCTTGAATATACGCATTTCCAAGCGCTGTGAGAAGGTTTGAACCTTCGGTGTCTACATTAAATGTTGAACCTACGTCGAGTGTGTGAATGGGTGACCCATTCGCTACACCAACATTAGAGAGAGTCGTGACAGAAGTAATCGCGTTGTTGAACGAAACTGTGTTCGCAGTAACGTTACCGTTAATCACAGCCGCTTCAAGTGAGAAATTGAGAATGTCTTCAGCGACAGCCCCCGAGTCCATCACCTCTTTCGTGATTTGGTTGTACGCTAATACAGTAATATTTCTATCAGTCAGATCCGTACGTTGCCGTAAGGGTGTCATGTACACCGAATCTGAAAATGGTACCTCAATTTGTGTATCGCTTGCGTTGAACACGATCGTATTTTCCGCCTGGTCATCGGTACAGTTTTTACCGAACCTAATCTTGGTGGAACGTTCCACCGTCGGCAAGTTCTTGACCATTTAATATAGAATGGCATTTTAATTCGCGTAGAGGAGACCCGCCATACCGTTCTCGATACGTAAGATGTTATAGTTGACCGCGTATATCGGGTCGTTGATAGGTAAGTCTTCACTCATGATCTTGGCTGAGGAAAGACGACTGAAGTTGAGTGTACCCGTAGGTTGGAGAGAACTCGTCGAGAGACAGAAAGGATACAGAAAGAAATCGGGAGACGTCACGAAATTCGTGTGATAGTAATTCACGACATCGATGAAATGTGGTTTCCCCCACCTGTAATTACCCACATCGAGGCCGTTGATATTCAACTTGACTTTGTTCGTGGGAGATGTAAGAGCGCCATCCGTGGTCGTGTCAGAAGAGGCGAGATACTTCACGGGATGGTTGAATGTGAGATCCTGTACGATCGTACCCGAAGCGATATTTTTCTGAACTTGTGTGATTAATAGATCGTGTTTACGCGAAGCAATCTGCCCACGCTCTTCATTATCGAGGTAGTAATAGTTGGCAAAACACTCGACGTTATAGTTCGAGGCAGCAGTCGCCCAATGGATACGAATCTCGACGTTGTGGTAATTAAGTGCGACGAGAGGCAACGCACACTGAGGACCTTCACAGAAGAAGAATCTCAAAGGATAAAAAAACGAACGCGCGCTCACACCCGGGTGTGTCCCATTCGCACTCTTGGAAACATTTTGAGCGAACGTATCGATAGCGATCTTTTCTGTAAACACAGAATCTTGACTGTCGACGAGGGAACCCCCAATGTAGAGTTCCACCTTATCGATAATCGTATCCCAACGCTGTGTATCGAGTGCCTGTGTGGTATCATCGATGGTAAAATAGACGTAGCCTAGAAGATCTCCAGAACGTTCGAATTGAACACTGGACATCGAATCGTTTTTCACTGCTCCATGGATGGTTTGTTTTTCGATGGACTGTGAAAAATTAGCATGCCTTTTGAATGTTGAACTAAAGAAAGATATTTCGGGATTACCCACGATATATTCATCCTGGGCACCGATAGCAATCAATTGCACAACACCGGCAGACATGGTATACTACTCTAAGGGGAGAAAATTACAAATTAGGTTTTCTACACACGAAACGAACAACTAAAAATGTGTCACCGGAACCGGGCTCGATAGTGTTCCCATCTTGATCTCGAATGGTGACGGCGAAACGATCAATCCGACGAATGGGGTCGATATACTGAACCGCAACCGGATACTCGTCCCTGAACGTGACCGTCGTCGATTCATTCTTTATGAGACTCGCGAACGAACCACGGAGAACACTCAGAGACGACTGACCTTCGTAGACATTGGACGCGCGATCGTTGAAGATCGTGTCCAGCTGATCAATCGAGACGTAACAGTGTTCGGTACCAGATGTCGTGTTGATACGAGCCCCAAGAAGGCGAGCCTGAACGACGTTTTTCAGGGGTTGCTGAAGATGGCACGTGAACGTGTTCGCACTGGCTTGTCCGATAGAATCGATGGTCACGGTATGATACTCATAGTTGAGATCGGGGATAGTCTCAGTCGGGGAAGTGATGAGAGCCATTTCTATTAGCTTAGATTAAAGATCCACCGATTCCATCCTCAATCTCGTATGACGCCATGTCGGACACGAGTTTCTGGGCACCACAGAGACCACCTGGGGTGAGCGACTTGGTGTACGCACTTCCCTGCTTGCGACCAGGGGTACACTCAACCTTGTTCTCCAGATCAAAGATCGAGCCGGTGGACAAAATCTTCACCTTGATTGGCCTGGGCTGGTACATACTCCGGTCTTGGAACATCATGAGAGCCACGATGATAAAAAAGAGGACACCGATCGACTTGAGTGCGTTGCGGTTCGTCTTGTTAAGATTGAACATTTATTATAGGTGTATATTTTTTTAAAGTGCGTTAAAGGTAATTTTTTAGTTTCCATATAGAGAGTAGATGGACGAGGAAATCGTACTCGATCGTGGAAACACAACTGTGATGAAATTGGACGCAGATGAACAAGCGCTCATGGATGAGATTCAGATTTCGGCACCCCGACCCAAGCCCGTGCCACGACCCAGCCAACCCATGCGTCAACCACCACCTCAGCAGCACCAAGAGGCTATGGATGCGTTTGTGAATCCCAACAAGCAATCAGCTCCTCAGCAGCCCACTCAGGATGAGGAGGTTGATTATGGAGAAGAGTTTTATGATGATGAACCCATGGGTCCGGGTCCGAGTATCCAGGAGGAGGAACAGCCCTCCAAGGGGTACACATCTGTTGATGAAGAGAAGGCAGACCTCATCAATAAACTTGGTCGTCTCGAGAAGAAGGGGTTCGCTGTGAACAAGAGACTCAACGCGTACTCGAACATCGATGAGCTTCGATCGGAGGTGAAGCGCATCACCTATAGCATCGATGTTGAGCAGTCGGTTCGTTTCTCTCGGCGCATGCTCGTCGCCTGTGTGACTGGCCTGGAGTTCCTTAATAAGCGGTACAATCCCTTTGAGATTCAACTTGAGGGTTGGTCCGAGTCCGTGATGGAGAATGTGGATGACTATGATGGTGTCTTTGAGGAGTTGTACGTTAAGTATCGCTCGAAGGTAAGCGTCGCCCCTGAGGTGAAGCTCATCATGATGTTGGGTGGTTCGGCGATGATGTTCCACCTCACGAATAGCATGTTCAAGTCGGTGATGCCCAACATGAATGATGTGATGAAGCAGAACCCAGACTTGGTGAAGAACATGATGGCGGCGGTTCAGAACACGACCCGAAACCCCGGTGAACCCGCGACGGATGCTCCCGTGGGTGGCACTGGAAACTATGAGATGCAGGGACCCGGTGTGGACATCTCCAGTTTGATGGGTGGAATCATGATGCCTCCCCCACCTCCCATGAACACGACGATGGGTGGAGGCGCTCAGGAGAGTGTCGTGGATGATGATGATATGTCG